CTAAAATTCCTAATGGTATTAAGTATGCACAATATGAATTAGCTAGAGCTTTGGCAAATGACACTGATGCTATTACTGGTACTACAGGTAAAGATGGAAACTTTTCTGAAGTTCAGTTAGGTGATATTCAAGTTAAATATAATACCGATAGTCAAGGAACTGGATCTATAAATAATATTTTAGATGTCTATCCTTGGTTACAAAGTTATCTTGGAGCATATATGCTAGGTGGAGCAGGTAGTTTTCAAATGAGGGTAGTTAGAGGATAATGGCAGGACAGTTAGATACAGCATTTAAACAAATTGCAAAACAGATTGTTTCTGATCTAGGTTCTTCTTTTGATTCTTCTATTGTTTATACAAAGAAAGCATCTGGTAGTTATAACACAAGTACAGGAGCATTTACTACAACTGATACGACTTATAGTATAAAAGCACCAGTAGAATTTGTAAGATCAGAAGAAGAAGCTGGTCAGGAGATGAGAGAAGCAAAAATTTATATAACACCTGATCTTATTGGAGATAATCAACCTGATTTAGATGATGAAGTAACATTAACTTTTGCTGGATCTACAAGAGTTGCACAGATAACAAGTATTGATACAAAACAAGGTGGACAAACTTATTTATTTACATTATTAGTGAGGTTCTAATGGTTAGAGATATTAAGAATGCAAAATCAGATTTAGATGCTCAATTAAATGAAGCATTTAACTCAATGATTGGAGATGTTTTAGCTGATCTTGCAACTGAAGCTAATAGTCCAGTTTATACAGGATTTTTAGCATCAAGTTGGAGAGCACAAAAAAGTCAAGTAAGACAAAAAGATAGAAGAGAAGATTTTGAACCTTGGGCATCAATTAAAAGAGAACATGATTTACCAAAAGGTAGTGAAGGATGGAAACCAGCAGGATCAAAACCATCTGATCCAGTTATAGAACCTAGATTTTCTCCTCCTTCCTTTGATTACAGAAAAGGATGTTTTATTGGTAATCAAGCTGAGTATTCAAGTTATGTTATTGAAAATCCGAACATAGCAAAATATGTAAAAAATGGTGTAAAAAGTACTATTGATCAAAATTTTAAAGAGAAAAAACGTGGTGCTATTAAAATTGGTTCTGTTCAGAAAAAGGTCTTGTTTGGTAAAGGTAGTAAAAAAGGTAGAAAATATACTGGTACTTCTGAGTTTTAATTATGACTTTAGTTAACACAAGAGCAGCTTTTGAAAAGGCAGTCACAGATGCAGTTGCAGCAGTAGATAATACTGTCTTGATGGTTTATGACAATGTAAATTATACGACTCCTGGCAAAAATAAAAAATACATAATTATGACAATTGATTTTGGTCAATCAACTTTACAAAATCAGGGAGCAGCTTCAGATTATTATGCTGGTGTCATTCAATGTAATGTTTATTGTCCTAAAGGAAGAGGAACTTCAGTTTTATCTGCTATTGGCGAAGCTGTTATTGATGGCCTTACATCTGTTAATGCTCCTGGCTACAGTGATACCTTTAGTTGTAAACCTAGAGTTCTTGATATTACTGGTCCAACTCCTTTGGACATCGAAGATAGAAGTCACTTCATAGGTGTAATATCTTGCCAATTTACCGCTAACGCTTAATATAGTAAAGTAATATAATTTTGATATGACAAGAGCAGTAGACCTACTCAAAAACAGGTTTGGAGTTTCACAACTTTACAAGCACGATATTAAACAGGATGATGAAATTATTCTTACTGTTTATTGGCATCCTTTGACTATTGCTGAAAGAGAGGCAATACAAAAGAAAACTACTACTGATGATAACAATGATTATGCTTTACAGATGATGATTGAAAAAGCATTGGATGTAGATGGTAAACGTATTTTTTCAGATGGAGATAAGGCTTCATTAAGAAGAGAAATAGAGGCTAATGTTCTTGAAGAAATTCAGTTAGCAATGATTAGTGCTGGTGCTGATCGGGAGGTTAAACAGGCTAAAGCCGATTTGAAAAGCTAATGGTGATTGGAAATTTATATTTAGTCTAGCCAAGCAATTACATAAAACTGTAGCTGAGTTATGTGAAACTTTAACTATTGAAGAGATGATAGCTTGGGCTGCTTATGCTGAGATAGAACATGAAGAATATAAAAAACGACAAGAGGAGACACAAAGAGTTAGTGCTTTAAAAGGCAAAAGAAGGTAAGATAGGTTTAATATTTGATTTTTGTAGCAAGTGGCTAATTACGGAATAAATATTGACGTAAAGATAAAGGCAGGACAGTTAACTAATTTTAATAAACTTTTAGATAAAACTAATGACAGAATAAATGCAGCAAATAAAAACATACAAAGGTTTGCTTCATTAAGTCCAAATCATATTCGACCTGTAAGTGAAAGTTTTAATAATTTAACCATGATGGTTAATAAAGCCAATGCAGCTTTTAATAAATCTACTTTAGGCACTCCACAAGCAGCAGATGCAGCCAGAAATCTTGTAAGAGCAAATGAAGAATTAAATCTTGGATTAGAAAAAAGAGCAAAACTTTTACAACAAGTTACTCTTGAAATGAAAAATCAGAAGTTAGCAGAAAGAGGTATAAGACCTGGAACTATGTTTTCTGGTCCAATAGGCCCAGGTCAAGCTACTTCTATGTTTAAAGGTAAAGTTGAAGCAAACGTAGCAAGATCAAGAGAAATTAGAGAAATAGCTGCTGCTGGATCTAATCGTGCTGGTTTAGGTGGTGGATTTAAAGAATTTAATAAAAACGTAAAAAAAATACAGGCAGATACCAAAAAAATGAGGGGTACTTTAGCTCAATTATCGGCAAGTCAATTTGCAACTACTGCTCCTTTTGGTGTGCGTGGTGGAAATATTGGTCCTGCTTTACCTCCTCCTGCTGGTATTTTTAGCAGATTAGGTTTTGGTGCAAGAGCAAATCCTAGAGGTCCTTTTGCGATGCAAGGTGGAGCATCAGCCCGTTTAAAAGGTGGTGTTGGTAGTGCATTGATTGGTGGAGGTTTTCCTGCTCTATTTGGTGCTGGTGGTATAAGTTCAGCGTTTGGTGCTATAGCTGGTGGTGCTGGAGGAGCACTTGCTCCTGGAGGTGGTTTTGCTGCTTCTATCTTTGCTACTGCTATTGCTGCTCAGATAGAAAAAGCCATAGCTTTTAACAAAGCTGTTGATGATTTAAACGTATCAATCAAAGCTACAGGTGGAACTTCATTGTTCTCTTCAAAACAAGTTGCTGAATTTGCTAAGTCTCTTGGAATGACAAAAGATGAAGCACTTGAAGCATTAAAAGCATTCAAACAATTTGAAGCATCAGCAAGAATTGCATTAACTCGAACATTTGGATCAGAGGCTACTTTTGATATTTTTGCAGGACTAAAAGATAATGCTTCATTAATAAATGCTTTGCCTGGATTATCTAAAGAGTTAAGTTTAAATCAGGCTCAAAGAGCTTTAGACACTTTAAAAACAAAGGGAGCTACTGCTGCTGAAGATCAATTATTAGAAGGGATTATTAATAAAAATAATGAAATTATCAAACAAGAAGCTGTAAAACTAAACTTTTTACAAAGGCAACTAAGTAAATTAAATCCATTTAGAGGTAAAGGATTATCTGCCATTACAAGTGGCTCTCTTACTATGGATGAAGCTGGTGAAAAGCGAGGTGAAGATGCTTTAGCAGAACAAAGAAAACAAAATATTATTGCTTTGGAAAGATTAAGAATACAAAGAGAATTTAATGAAGAATTAGAAAGACAAGCAATTATAAAAGCTCCTGTTGATGAACTAAATAAATTACTTGATCCCTTAAGACAGATTGATTCTTTAAGTAAAAGTATTGGAGATTCTTTTGCAGAATCTTTTAAAGGTATTGTCAGAGGTTCTATGTCTGCTCAAGATGCCTTAAGAAATCTATTTCAACGTACAGCAGATCATTTCTTGGATATGGCAGCACAAATACTAGCAGCACAGATTAGATCAGGAATTATGGGTTTGTTTAGCGGTATGTTTGGTGGTATGAGTAGTAATCCTTTGGGTATGCGTCAGCAAGGAGTTGGAGTTAGTGCAAATATTTTAGGTAGACATAGTGTAGGCACTTCAGCTATGCAACCCAAGTTAAAGTTTGCCGAGGGAGGTAGACCTCCTGTTGGTAGAGCTTCAATTGTAGGAGAAAGAGGACCAGAACTTTTTGTTCCTGATAGGGCAGGTACTATAATTCCAAATCATGCTATGGGTAGTACAAATATAGTAGTGAATGTAGATGCTTCTGGTTCTTCTGTTGAAGGAGATGAAGAACAAGGTAGAGAACTTGGTCGGATGATTTCAGTTGCTATACAATCAGAATTAATTAAACAAAAACGACCAGGAGGTATGCTTGCATAATGGCTACGTTTCCTTCAATAAAACCTACATACGGACAACAAAAAAGATCCGCACCAAATACCAGAACAATTCGTTTTGCTGATGGGTTTGAACATAGAATATTATTTGGATTAGCAGAACATCAAAATCCAAAAGTTTATAATTTTACTTTTAACGTATCAGAAACAGAAGCAGATGAGATAGAAACCTTCCTTGATGCCCGTGCAAACGATAGTGATAGCTTTGATTTTACTGCTCCTGGAGAAGCTGCTGCACAAAAATTTGTTTGCGAAACTTGGAATAAATCAATACCATATAACAATAGGGCTACAATACAGGTCACATTTAGAGAAGTATTTGAACCATGAGTACTGCTCCGATTATTACTGATCTACAAAAGATCAATCCTTCAGCAATAATTGAATTATTTACATTAACGACCGATGCAACTTTGCATGGTTCTGCTCAGACATATAGATTTCATAATGGAACAAGTTTAAATGCTAATGGAGATATTATCTGGGCTGGTAATCAATATTTAAAAATGCCGATACAGGCAGAAGGTTTTGCTTTTCAAAAAGGTCAACTTCCCAGACCTACTTTAACTATCAGTAATGCTCTTGGAACTATTACAGCTATTTTGTTAAATGTAAATGCTGTGACCACAGGAAATGATCTAACAGGAGCTACTGTGACTAGAATCAGAACTTTGGCACGTTATCTTGATGCTGTTAATTTTCCTACGACAACAACTAGCACTACGACTACAACAACGATTGCTGATCCTGCTGACGCTGAATCTGTAACTTATACAGTAACAGTTGTGCAAGATAGTGGAGGCAATAATGTTTTTGCAATTAATGGAGTTCAAAAACCTGTGATAACAATGAAACGTGGGTCAACATATACATTTGATCAATCCCATAGTTCTAATGTAGGACATCCATTAAGAATAAAATCTGATGCGGGTGGACAACAGACAACAACTAATACTGGAACATTAGGTACAGATGCAACTGTTGTATATCAACCAGCCTATCCCTCTGCCCCTAGTGACTTAAGATATTATTGTACAAGTCATGGAAATGGAATGGGTAATACAATCACGATGAACGATCCAAATACAACGACTCAAGATACAGTTACAACCACAACCCAACAGGTAAATCCATTAGGTACACCAGATCCTACAGCAGAATTTCCGCAGGAAATTTATAAAATTGATAGAAAATCAGCAGAAAATAGAGAAGTTGTTACTTTTGAACTTGCAGCAGTATTTGATCTTGCTGGTATTAGAGCACCAAAAAGACAATGTACTAGAACAGAATTTCCTTCGATTGGTACGTTTATAGCATGAGTTGGAAAGAGGAAGCACTTGTTCATGCGAAAGACCAAGATCCTAAAGAGGCTTGTGGTCTTTTGTTAAATATTCGAGGAAAAGAAAGATATTATCCTTGTCGTAATCTTTCTATGACAGATCATCAATGTTTTATTCTTGATCCAGAAGATTATGTAAAAGCAGATAATTTAGGAGAGATTACGGCTATTGTTCATAGCCACCCTGTAACACCTCCTGTAGCTAGTCAGGCAGATCAAATTGCTTGTGAACGCAGTAATCTTCCTTGGCATATTGTTAATCCTAAAACAGAAAAATGGGGATATTATGAACCATGTGGATATAAACCACCTTTGTTAGGTAGGCCGTGGGTTTGGGGTGTTACTGATTGTTGGTCTTTAGTAAGAGATTGGTATAAAGAAGAAAAAAATATTGAACTAAAAGATTGGCATAGACCTATTACACCAGAAGAGTTTATATTGAATCCTTTGTTTGAAAGTTGTGCATGGAGAACTGGTTTTAGAGAACTTAGACCAGATGAGAAAACAATGAATGGCGATGCGTTATTGATGTCTATTGGATCTCCTGGTTTAAATCATGTAGCTATTTTTTTAGATGGGGATGTTTTACACCATTTAACCGATAGACTATCTTGTAGAGAGCCTT